TACATTAGTTGCATTATTTTGTATTCCTCCTGTCTTCCAAGCAACAGGACTACCATTAACTGTAATAGTACCTGAACATGAATTTGCTGTTCCTGTATAAACTATTTTATATCCAAAGGATATAAACCTCAAAGTGGCAGATGAATATGGATCAACATAAGATGATCCTGCTGAATAAGAACCTGCATAAGTATTAGGAACAAGTGCTGGATACCAACCTTGTTTTTGTTGTGTCGCCAATGAATTAGGTGCAGTATAATTAACTGATCCGGCTCCATTAGTAGAAACTACTAAAGAGCCAAGAGGTTTTATACAGGTAACCATACCTAAACAAGGCAACGAAGGTAATGTTTGTAGAACAATACCATTGCTAGCTGCATCAGATATATCACAATAGCAATAATCGTCTGCTACAACAAAATGTTCATTATTTCCGTCTGGAATACCGGAAGTAGCGCCCGAACTAAAAGGATCTGCTATACATTTAGCAAAAGAATGTCCTGATTGTTTCATAGACATGCCTCGCATACCTTTTGCTAAACTATTTTCTATTTGAGATATAGTTCTATAAGGATTAGATGTTTTAATTTTCATAGATTGTTTATTAACTTTTCTACGAATAATTCTAATTCTAGGTAATTTCTTGATTTTTCGAGAGTTCAAAATTACTAAAGGTCTCTTTTTAATAAGGCGTTTAACCATAACTATAAATTGGCATACCACCCCATGCCATTAAGGATTTCCAAAACTTCTTGAAAATCCGGATTGAAAGCCAATTCATATTCGTATTGTGCTATTAATAATATCTTTTCATTAAGAAATACATTATGATTTAAAAGATTCATAGTTTCTTTTACGATATTTACAGCATATGCTCCTCTTGGAGTATACATATGTGAGCAAAACTCAAATGAGTCATCAATACGTTTATACATTTTACAATTTAATCCTAATTGTTTATAAAGGAACTGAGCATTTTCTATAAAAGGTTCTACAGTATCATCGCCCATAGCGGCTACTTCAGTAACCTCAGGGGTTTCATCGGACATTAAAATGACTAATTTAACTGTGAAATCTCTAATATGAGAATTAGTGGAGGAAGTATTGTCGCTACCAGATAAAACAATACCTGGCGGATGTAACAACAATGTTCCATTGGACAGTTGGAAAACTGAATTTTTATAAACTTCATTGCGTTGTTCACAAAGACGTTTATACCAAGGGGCTGTGCTAGTTTGTATGCTGAGTCGGAATTCTACATCCGCATCTAACATCCAATCTTTAACATT